CATTTTGATACAAAACTCACGGCTGCCGTCAATCAACTTTTGTGGACCATACTCGGGCAGTACATCGTACCGGTACATCACTTGCACCAACGGCTCACTCTCGGGCCGATCGGGCTTAATAAAGTCTTTGGCGTTATCGCCTAGTTCTTTCAATGCGCCACGAAGGTTGATCGCTCCCCTTTCAACCAACGCACTAATGCGCTCGCTAATCTTTTCAACGGACGTACTTAACCGACGCGAAATTTCTTCGGCTGTAATGGTCGGGTCCTTCTTGATTTCTTTCAAGATATTGCTATCAAGTTCTTCATACTCGCTCGCAAATTCTTGCTCTTGAAGTTCGAATCCGTATCGCATGGTTCGAGCTTTCAACTCAACAAAATTCTCTTTGCTTTGGCCAAATTGCTGGAACAAATCTAGTTCAACTTTATCGTTACGCTTGAATGCGTGAAAGCTTGTTGACGTTTCTTGTGGTGGTACGGGGCTTGTCGGTGTGGTGGTAAGTCCTACCAACGCACGAACTTCGGTATCGGTCATTTTCTCGAGTACCTTATTGGCCACCAATGGGCTCAACGCCTGGATGCTGTCGGTTGTTTTTGGTACATCTACGGTATCGTCTTTCAATCCCGCCATTTCGCGCAATTCAGCACGGCTCGCAATGGTGGTCAAGGTCTGTTCAGACAATTGCTCTTTGATTGGATCGGTCGGTAAAATCTCCAATACTCCAACGCCGTTGAAATCCAAAATGTAATTGAAAACCTTTTCGATCTTACGCACGCGGTCTTCAACGTACACCGACTTAAACAGCTCGTAAGACTCGATCAACTCCGAGCGTCCACCCAATTGTCCGGATGTACGGATACCGAATAGCATCGGCGATGTAACGCGGTGCGCAACAAAGATCTCGGTCTGAATGGTGTTGTTTAAAATATCGAATTGCTTGTCCAGGTTGTTTGCTTCCAGTGCTGAAATTTCCAACCCGTTTTCTTTGGTGTCATTGAATGCAACCACAATGCGCTCGCCATCGTCGCCTCGCATTTGGGTAATCAATTGACGCTTGATGTCGCGTTGTTCTTCATCTGTTGGTACACCATTGTTAAAGCTGAATAAATAACCACCAAGGAAACCGTTTCGTAAGTTGTTCACGTGGTAGTTTGCAATGCGTGCGTCCGTTTCGATGTAGGCCAATGCGCCAAGGTATTCAGGGATAGGGTAATACTTTACGGACGGTGCGTAACTGGAGTAGTAAAACAACTGCTTTCCGAGCTTGTTCTCGGGATTGAAGGCCACGTATTCTCTTAATCCTTCTGGTTCACCAAACTCTTTCCACTCTTGGGCGAAATAGAACTTGTCTTGCTTTTCATTCACACGAAGGTTACCAAAGTTCACGTGTGCAATTTGTGAAATCTTACCTTGCAAGTTCCAAATTACCTCGAGCGCAAACCCGTTAAAAATTTCGAAGTCAAGGGTAACCTTGTAAAGAATGTCATTTAAGTCATCGTATGGATTGGGATCTTCCAACATACGGTTTAATTCGGTAACAAGATCGGCGGCCAAATCTTTGGGATCATAGGTCCATCCCTTGCCGGTGATGTAGTTGACCTTTCCGTTTACAATAGCGTTATGCTTTGCAGAACGTTGGTACATTTCCAACAAATAAGAAGGATAGTTGTTTCTTTCCCCATAAAACACGTATGGTTTCCCATTCATTACCTTGTATTCAGGTAACTTGGATTCAAAGTTCTGTTTTGTTTTGGCCATTACGTCGGTCTTTGCAACCCCATAACTACCTTTTATTCTACGTGCGCTCATAAATTTGGCTCAATATATTCGATCGTGTTTGCAGAAAACACGGTATCGTTTGTTTCCGATTCAATTATTTGATACAATCCACACTCCAAAACACTCAAAACTTCAGCATCTTCCGGACCGGTCGCACCACTTTCGCCCTCGTATAGCGTGTAAGTACACTGACCTCCTGGGATATTTCCGATAGATACGTCAAATGCGTTGTAACGATTAAGTTGGAAAGATAGATCACTCGTTTTCGCGAAGGAATAAAAGAAGTCATTGTTGGTAGAAATGTGATGGATATTCAAATACAGCGTATCACCTTGGCTATAAAACTCGGTCGCAGTAAAGAACAACCGATTAACCTCACTTGAATTAAGTAACTGCATAACCATAGTATTACAAAAGTCAAAAAAGTAACAACAAAAAAAGGGATCGTTTCCGATCCCCCAAAAACTAATATGGAAAGGTATTAAGGCAATACTTCGGTTAACTCAACGATTGGGCTCGTTTCGTTGGTAGAGAAAGTCAATGTCAATCCGTTCAAATCTCCCATGGCTGTACCAGTTGCACCGGTACCAGTTGTTAGATTCACTCCGTTTTCGTAACCAAGTACCCACTGAACATTATTGCGATCGGTAGCAACAACTGCCAATCTCGCCTGTGCCATAAGCTTCAATTCATTGCGAAGGGCAGCGGTCAACTTAGGCAATTGAATGGTCAATTCAGTTGTGTAAAAAGTAGTTCCAGTTTGCTCGGAAGACGTTACGGTTTCAGTGAATTGTGCCGTGTTGATCGGTAATTCATACTTGAAGAACGTACCAGCAACGGTAGCAATTACACCGGATGCGGGGGCATCGTAAGTGATGGAAGATTGATTTGCAATGTGGATGTGTTTGATACCACCCACACTGTCTTTACACCCTAAAGTGTAACCAGCGGTTAATGCGCAACTCATATTTTTATTTCTTTATTGATTTACAAAAAAAGGGTGGGCGATTTCACCCACCCCTTGGTTAATTGTTCAATCTGTTGATTAAGACATTACGAACTTAACAACTTGCTGTGGGAATGCAACCTGGAAACCAGCTTTGAACTCACAAACGAAACGAACGTTCATTGCTTCACGAGCGTAGAAGATTTCGAATTTCTCTTCTTCGTTCAATAGGTCAGTTCCAAATACCATGTTGGACTTTCTCATTGCATAGATAGAGAATGAAGTGTTATTGGTAGCATCGTAGTTCAATCCGGGAACTGCAACTAATCTAATGTTGGATCCTGGAATAACCATTTCACCAGCTTCCATACCTTCGTAGTAAGAAAGGTTGAAGTAGTTAGAAGCTACGATGTCTTGACGGAACAAACGGAATACATCCCATCCACAGAAAACAACAACATCGTCAGTACCCAAGATGTCGGTAGGGATTGCACGCTCAATGGCTTGCAATACAGTGCGACGTGAAGTAGTACCGGCAGCGTTAGTAGTAAATTGAGCCATGGTGATCGCAGTAGCGTTACCAGTGTAAGCAGTAGCGTTTGCGTTGATAGGATCAGTCACACCTTCAGTGCCACCAGTTACCGCATCGATAACATCTTTCCAACCATCAATGTTCGCACCATCACCAATCCAAGAAATTGACTCCAAATTGCGAGCAATCATAGCAACCTTTTGGTTTGCATACGCTTCTTCAAATGGAATAGCTTGGTACAAAGAACCTTGTGGAAGGTGATGCTGTAACCAAGTTTGCTCCAATGCTTGAGGACACAAAGCTTCGTGAACTTTGATGTGCTTTACAGCGATGTTACGCTGGCTGAAAGTAGTAGTACCGTTATCAGAGAAAGCACATGAAACACCGTAAGCAAATGCAGCGGTAGTTTCCATGATATTGATAGCGGAAGTACTTTTAAGTCCAACCATTTTGTTTGCCATTGAAATTGACTTTGCACCGAATACGGCACGGGTCATCAATGGTAGTGTGTTTTGATTAACGTATCCAGTTAATCCGGTAAGTGAAAAAGCCATTTTTTTTTATTTTAGTGCTTGAAAAAATTTGTCAATGTTTGCGCTTTGCTTGCTCTTTGGGTACAAGTAAGTGAACGATGCGGGCTTGGAAACCTCGGCGGTTGGAAGGGTAGAAATTTCTTCAACAACGGCAGTCATGGCTTCAGTTGCTTTAGTCATTCCTTCAAACTTCTTCATCAATTCATCTAGCTTACCTTCAAGCTTCACAATGCGATCTTGCAATTCTGCAGTGATGTCAACAACTGGCATAACGTCAGCCAATTCAACTTCAACCTCAACCTTTGGCTCTTCTTCCAATGGCATGATTTCAGCAATCAAACCGTCTTTAACAACGATCTTAGCAACACCAATAATTTCGTGCTCACCATCAGGGGCGGGAGCTTCTGTACCGTCTTCTGCAATTGCAACAACTGGAACACCAACGGCAATTTCTCCGTCAATCTTCACCTTAACACCGGTAGCAGTTTCGTATTCTGCAAAGTTGTGCTCAACGGCGGGCGTTTCTCCAACTTCTACGGTAGGATCAGTAGGCAATTCTGAAGACATCAAGTAAGATTTGATCTTTAACAATTCTGCTTTTATGTCCATAAATTTGACTTTATCAATAGTATTACAATAGGGTAAAAAGTGACAGAAAATAGTTACAACAACGAAATGATTTCATCCAATATCGTGGTGATTTCCACGTTCTTAGAAAAGTTTTCGGTGTGCGATACGTGCAAGAACTCACCCTCAACGGAAAATCCTTTGAACGTGCCGTCCTTCACTTGACTCCATATATCATTATTATAAACTTTATAACTTCCAAACCACGTGCCCTCGGGCAAATCCTCGAATCCCTTGGGTGCTGAAATGCCACGGCTCGAATCCTTTAAAAAGGTTTCAAACATGAACACTCCATCTACCGGCTCTTTGTGTTCCTTGTTTACGTTGTTGGAATTTTGATCGCGCATAAATTTTTCAGCGATCTTCTTCACCATTTCAGCATCGTAGGTCACGTAGTATTCCCCAAAGGAATTATCCCTTCGATAAATCAATTGATCGGGAATCATTAACGGACCGGTCACGATTCTTTTCTCTTCATCGGCGGTGAACTTATGCGATTTGAACGCGTGAAAATTTCGCTCAATGGCTGGTGTGTTTACCAGTGCCACGAACTCAACCCCGGTTTCTTCATCCTCGGGATTGATGACTAATTTGTAAATTGGTAGTTCCATTATTTTCCTAATGTTGCGGTTTGTGAAAGTCTTTGTGATCGTTTCTGCTTGTCCGAAATATCGGTTTCAAGCACGTATGTTTTTACGGATTGTTGAAGGTTACCTTGCGCATCAAGTTGCAGTTGTGTGCTTCCAATTGTTGGAGTGCTACCGGCATTGGAAGACGGTTGTGAGTTAATGGCTGGTCCATTGCTACCTGAAGAACTTGGTGAGGCACTGCCTTGGAATTGTGTTTGCCTAATCTTTTGCACGTTTGCCAATCCGGTTGCAAGTGCTGAAGCTGCGGCGATGTAAGGCGCTGCCGGAAAGGCGGCTGTAATTGGGCTTTTGGAAGTTGAAGTAAATACACCTTGCACACCGGCAATTGTTTGAATAATAGCCTCGGCAATTTGCACCTTCTTGTTTTGCTCGAAGTATCTTTTTCTAATGGCTTCTTGCTCCTTTTCATTCCCTTTCGCCATCTGAAGTTCTTGGTTCATTTGGTTTTCTCGGAAAGCAGCAACGGCTGCAAACGCTTTTTGTGTTTGCTCAACTGCAAACTTGAATATCATAGCTCTTTTATCAGCTGCCGATTGATCTAATTTATTGATCGTATCGTTGTATTCTTTTTGAGAAATAATGCCATCCAAATACGCTTGCTTTGCAAGTTCTTTTTTCTTGTCAATCTTTAGGCGTTCACTTTCCAAGGCTAATTGAAGCGACGTCTTTTGAGCGTCAATATCCATTTGAAGCTCTTTGTCGGTTAGCTCTTTTTTAGCTTCGAGCTCTTTATCCTTTATACCTTTTTTCTTTAAAGCAACTTCATCGGCTAACGCGGTGGTATCGTTTCCGAATTTCTTTTCAATCTCAATTTGCTTTTCAAGTTTCTGAATTTCCAACGTTTCCGTTTCTTGGTCATTCAGCTGGGCGGTTGCAATCAAATGGGCGTAATAGGCATCGTTTGCCTTGATGCTATCTTCAAATTCTTTTTTTCTACGATCTTCTAAATCCTTCGCATCTTGTTCTTGTTTCTTCTTTAAATCAGCCTCATCTTTATCCTTTTTTTCCTTAGCTTTTTTCGCGTCCGATTCTGCTTTTTCACGTGCTTTTTTATTGGCATCGTCCAGTGCTTTTTTGTAGTTTGCATCAAGAATCAACCGCTTGTTATTTGCATCAGCAATTTCAGTGGTCAATTCTTTAATGCGTTTCTTTTCATCGTCGGTAGCATTGCCGGCCTTTACCTTTGTTTGTAGGGCTGTTTGTTCTGCTTTCAAGTTCTGCAAACGTAGATCAGCAAGTTGCTTTTCAAGGTTGTAGATTTCTTTTGCGCTCTTTCCTTCTGCTTTGGCCA